CTCCATTGATCAAGACCTTGGTCAAGTCCAAAGGGAGCCCATTCTCCAACCTAACGCGTAGCCAGAGGCCAAGGTTCGCGAGGCAGAGAATCGGAAACGACAGGATGGAACCCATCAGCTGTCCGTTCGTTTGTTGGATCGGGTCAAGACCCGACTCAAATGGATACTCCACAAAGTGCGGCGCGAGCACACGCTTCCAAACGTTCTGAACGTCGGGGTGCGCCCACGAGGTCAAACGACCCAGAATGGCAGCAGACAACTTCGCAGAAAGGTTGTCTGTGGCAGCGCTGTAATCGACGCTAATCCATTCCGGATGTGAAACATTATATTGTTTCTCAACCAAGTCGTACAAATAAGTCGGATCCATCGGACCTCCTATTAGGCGGAAGCAGGGCATACGCCTCATTATTCCATGTAAGGCCTTCTGAAGGGGCTTTGAAGCATAGTAAGGTACCGACTCGCCCTTACTAATCATCCGAACCTTAAGCGGTTCGACGACAGACTGGGCGGTCGCCTTTAAAGGGCGATCGCGTTGCGAAGGACTCACTAAGTAGTCGAGTTCCTTATGAATCACTTTGTTCCAGTGGTTCAGCTCGTAGTCAAACTCACGAGCCTCGCGTATCACGTTATGCTTCACGTGGCCATTCTCCAAGAGGATAGGATAAAAGGACATCATCGCTAGTTCGGGTTCCGAACCGAGCTTCCTGTTGACGTCACATATGTCCTCCTCACACAGGTCTAACAGTGCGTTAACCTGTCCTCCCCACTTTCGGGTTTCGTCATAGCATGCGCTGGTACTGGCAGCATGATCGAAACTGGGGAAGCCGTCTCTGTATCTTAGGAGACAGCCTTCCAATTCTTCCGCGATTATCGCGAGAGTTGGCTCCAACAAGTCCATGTACTTCTGGAGGAGTTCGTCGGTCAAGGGATCGATTGTAGACATTGCGACACGGTGTTTCTCGTAGGATGAAATGACTTCATTCAATGAGAGAGGCGCCGCAGATCGCTTACCCTGCAGGAAGGAATACCAAAGGTGTGTATTCTTCTGACTAAACTCCAACAGTCGACGTCGCGACCAGAACTTCCACTGACCACGTGGCTTCCAATCGGAGTTGGACGGGACATCCGTCGCGAATCGAACTGGGTAACCTGTTCGAAGCGCGTGGATCTTACTCGTCTTCTCCAGAAAGAGAGCCATGTAGTACGTGAGGAGGAACTTCGCACGACTGACATAGACTGCCTCAGGAACATCCCGGAAAAATGGGATCACCAACTGTGAGAAAGAATCAATCACAGGGGTGGGGGCACCGGCATCGAGGAGAACCAACCTCAAGCCGTTTACAAGCTGCATGAAATCATGTTGCTTTGGGACGAGACCATTCTGTTCGGTCAAGTCCCCCGGGGGCTCGTTAGCCCCGGGAGCCGTTAGGCTCAAATCCTCGGAGTGCGTGACTGGCAAGGCCACACCCTCCAAACTAGCGTTAAATATACTTCCTCGGACGTCTGTTGCAGACATCGTTGTAGGTTGTATAACCAGTTCTTCTGAATTTCGTTTCAGG